ATAGTTCAGTAAAATCATATCAAATACGACATTACATTTTCTTTCATCATTCCACGAGTGACCAATGTCTTACTCTCCTGATGCGTTAATTCGGGTGAACTCAACCCTATTTTAATTTTATATCCTTCATTTTTGATATTAATTGCTGCATTTATATCCCTATCATGAATGACACCACACTCTGGACACTTCCATATTCTATCCTTTAATGTCAAATCATTTTTCTTATATCCACAACAATTACATAACTTTTGTTTTCCAATAACTTGAATCATCTGAATTTAAGCCAACAATAAGTACATCACCTAAATCTTTAGCTTTTGATAGATAAACAACATGACCAAGATGCAATTTTTTATGAAGTTAATTAATACATTTATTTTAATGATCTTTTTTTTATATATATTTAAAAATAAAGATTCTTATGCATATAGATAAAGATTATAATTACGATGATAACTTTGTCAGAATGGCTACCATAGGTTTAACAAGAGTTTTAGGAACAAAGATTAGATGGATAAATCGTTGGAGCAATAAAAAAGTCAGAGTTATAATACCATTTTATACATCATTTGCAGGACAAGAGAGATTTATGTTGGACGCTTTTGTTGATGATACTGCAAGTACAAGAGTAGAATTGAATACAGATCAAAAACAGAGGGGTATTGTGACATTTAAGGGTAGTACACAAAAAGATGATGAATTTGCAAATCCAAACCAATATTTATCAAAAGAAACTAAATTAAATGATGAATTTAGATCAATTGTAAGTAGAACTAAAGCTGTTCCAATAAACTTGAACTATGATGTTCAAATAAGATTAGATAATGAATGGGAAGTTTCTGAGTGTTATACTAAAATTTTAGATATGTTCTATAATTATAGATTTTATAATATAAGTTATTATGGCATTAAAATAGATGCATTTTTCAGATTAGCTCCTGACTCTGGTATTGAAATACCTCGAGAGATAAATTTGGGTTCAGAAAATATCTCATCAATAAAAATGTCTATTGAAGTTCAAACTTATTATCCAATATTTCAATTGGTTAGTGAAGATTATGAAATTTGCGATAATGATGGTGAAATTGATTGGGATTTCTTAGGTATTCCAAGACCTGATGGTAGACAGCTACCAAATAGTGATGGAGCATTAAAAAGAGTTTATTGGTATCATAATTTACTTGATAGAAGAACCAAAGATGAAATAATAGCAGAAGCTGAGGAAAATAGACAGAATGAAATAAATAACATGGAATAATATGAAATACTTAAAGACATTTGAAAAAAAGTTTAATTATTTTATTGAATTAACATATTCAATTTATGATGAAGAAGTCATGGTGGATATTCAAAACGAGAATGTGATAGATATATACGCATCCTATGATAATAATCTTGATTTTATTGATTGGAAAAAAGGACAAAATAGTTTATTTGTTCATTGCGATCCAGACGATTATCATATCATATTAGATGAATTGTTAAATAATGAGGATTCTTATTTATTTAAGGACGAAGAAGAAGATGAAGAATTTTATGAATATATAGAAGAGAATTTGAGAAAAAAATTAGATTTTTTAAAAATTACAAGCAAATACAATTTATAATTATGAAACACTTAAAGACGTTTGAGAATAGCAATATTGATTTTTTTGATAAAATAAAAAATAGTTTATTAGAAATAAGAAATTTGGAGCAAAAAATACTTGATTATATTTCATATACAGAAGACTATAATCCTCCTGGTTTTTATATATCAAATATTTATTTTGATGATGATTGTATAAATATTATAACAGATTCAAATAATAATAGTAGATTAAATTTTAGATATTGTGATGGTGACAAAGAAGAATTTAATAGGTTTTTAAATGATCCTGAATTATTTAAAAATTCAGATAAATATAATTTATAATTATGACACATTTAAAAACATTTGAAAATATGTATTTAAGATGAGAATTGCTATATGTTTTAGTGGACAATTAAGAACAACATCTCCAAACATTATAAAGAAAATTAATTTAAAAAATTATAAGAAATCTCATTTTGGTAAAAAATGAGATTTTTTTGTTTATATATAACTTTGAATTAAATTCAAAAAAATAAAAAACTGCAAGATATAGTAGTAAAAAAATAAAAAATAAATATGAAAAACTTAAAGTATGATTTGTTTAATTTTAAGAAGGAATTACCAATTGAAGAGTATGAATTAAGTTCTATTTTTGAGCACTTCATTAATAATTACGATAATTATTCTGAAAAGCAATTAGTTTTTTCTTTGAAAGAAAAATTAACTCCTTATTCTTGGGATGTTAAAGTTAAAAAAATTGTAGAATCTTTCGAAAGTGAAATTAAAAGTGATCCTTTGAATTATAATCTTAAAGATTTATATAAGAAAATTGAACACAAAAATTATGGTCAAATGTACAGACCAGCATTAAATTCTATATTGAATATAATTAATATTGGTGATAATGATGCAAAAATGTCAGCCATTCTTAATGAATTAGTTATTCATGATTGGATTCCAGAAGTTAAATTATTCTTGGAAGGTTACATAAGCAATCCTATTCAAAGACAAAATTTGGTAAATTCTGGTAAGGCATCAAAGGTTTATACATTAGTTGAAAAAGCTGAAGAAGGAAATTTAGTATTTATGTCAGATCGTTGGTTTTTAATTAATAATGATGAGATGAAACAAGTTCTTTTAGAAAATTACATTAAAGATGGTGAAAAATTAAGAGAATTTAGAATTTTGGAAAAAGTTATGACAATTGGTTTTGTTGATGAAGATATGATATCTTTCAGATTAGATGAAAATTTAGTTTTAAGTATTTCAACTAAAAATGATAAAGAAGTATTTTTAAATGAAGAAAAATTAGACAAAGAAACAACTTTAGAAAATTTATTTAATTCAAAAATTATTCCTTGGTTAAAGAAAGACTATTATGTACTATCTACAACAGCTGCTAATAATATTGACAAATTTGTTGATTTAGATATTGCTTTGAAAGTTGAAAATAGGTTACATCCACATTTAGAGGCTTATGTTATAAATTATAAGGATAAAATGTATTTATATAATAAAGATGCAAGAACAGGAACAGCATTCTATGAGTATAATTCAGCAAATAATTTGATTAATGATATTCAAAGAGAATTGGATTATGATTTGACTAAATTCTTAGAAAATAAATTATCAAAGGAAGTTAAGCATTTAAGATCATTGGAAGACAGAGAAATGGAAATTAAAGAATCTATTAAGGAAATAGATGCAGGTATTAAATTATTAAAAGAAAATGAAGAATTAGTTAATGAAGATAAAGCTTTAAAAGAAACATTTAATAATTTATTGCGTTCTAAGCATGAACTTTATAAGAAATTAGGTTTAGTTAAAGCTGATAAGGTTAAAGCTAGAAAAATGATTTTGGAAAAATAATTAATTTAAGAGGTTAAAAATAAAAGTAGGGATTTTACTTTCAGTAGAATCCTTACTTTTTTAAAAAGCCAATTGGTACTTTTTGGATGGTTTTACTTAGGTAAGATCCTCTTTTTTGTAAACTTTTAATATTTAATAGTATATATAGGTTATATTTAATTAGACTAAATTAATTTAAGGACAAGCATTAAAGGACTCAAAGGCAAAAGAAAATCATCAAAAGGCATAAAAATTTATTTATTTTTTATTAAAAATTATTTAGTCAATTCCAAGTAAAAAATAAAAATGAACATTTATGGCTAATTATATAGATGACACTGAATTTTACTATGAAATAGTTTTATCTAAAGGAAAGGGAAAATTAACAAAAAAATCAGAGAGAATGATAATTAAGATAGGAGAAGAAATGATTAAAAAGTTTGAAAGAAAATACAAAACATCTGATGATAAATTTGATTGTATGCAACAGGGTTTATTGATGATGTTTCAGAATTGGCAAGGTTTTAATGAAAAGAAATATTCTTCTGCTTTTCCTTATTTTTCCGAGATTTGTAAAAGAGGTATAGCAGGAGGTATGAATGTTATATATCAAAAAAAGAATAATCAAGACACTCCTAAAATGATAAGTTTAAGTCATTCTAATGAAGGTAAAGGTTTACACAATATTTAATTTTTTTAAAATATATATAGATTATGGCTTTACAAGATTGGGTTAGACACGATGGAAATATTAATTCTGTGCCTTATGTAACATCGCCAGGTGGATATAGGGAAGAAGAGTTTATAATGCTAGTTAGAGATATTCAATATCAAGACGTGAGTAGCGGTAGATATAATTATTTTCAAAATTTATATGATATTGCACTATCTAGTAATAAAAATTATATGCATATTACTGATAATAAAAATTCTATAAAAGATCCACCAAATTTAAATAAATTAAGATAAATATAATTTTTTAATTATGGGACTAAATAGAGCTAAAGTAATAACACAAAGAAAAAAGGATGGATCACCAAGTAAAGGTGCATATATTTTACAAAATAAAGAAAAATATATTGGACTTCTTCCTATATTATATAGGAGCTCATGGGAATTTGCTTTTTGTAGATTTTGCGATTTAAATGATAAAGTTGTAAAATGGAGTTGTGAAAGTTTAGAAATACCATACAAAACAACAAATTCAAAAGGTCAAGTAGAGAATCACAGATATTATCCAGATTTCTATGTTGAGATGACAGCAAATGAGCCAGATAAATATCAAAAATTGGTTATAGAAATTAAACCAAAACATGAAACACAATTTCCAATTAAACAAAAGACCCAATCTTTGAAGAAAATGGAAAATTATCAATATGCTTTAATGACATATAAGAAAAATTTACATAAATGGTCATTTACAAAAGAATGGTGTGAAAGACGTGGTCTAAAATATGTTATAATTACTGAAGATGATCTTAAAAAGAAAGGTTTAATATAAAATGACATTCGAAGAAGAAATAAGAGCATTATATGGCCAATATGATAGAAATCTTAATAAATTAATGGAAGATTCAACACTCGAACTGTTTACTTTTATTTTGAAAAAACCGTATAGTAATCAAGTTAGAATCACTTCTGTTAAAAATATGCAAATCGGAAAATTTTATATTATTAGATATAATTATAATGGCAATAAATTATGGTGTCCTATTTTAACAATTCCTCCAGTTCCTAATAAAAATGAAAGTGGTTTTTTACAAATGCAATTAAAAATAATTAATAATAAGAATGTTTTATATGCTATAAATTTCGATTATTTGCCAATAAAATATAAAATATCTTTAATAGATATTACTCTCAGAGCAAATGTAGATAAATATGAAAAAAATAAAGATATAATAGATTCAGGTAAGAATGCTAATATTGAATATCCATATAAGCTAA